TTCCATAGTGGAATTTACGCAGTGGTGTTGACAAAAACGAAGAGGAAAATTTTAAGACGCGGTAAGTGGCATTTTGAGAGGTTTGCCTTGGTGCATCCGAGTTCTATTATACATAATGTATATTATGCGCAATACTAAGTGTTGATATTGTTGAAGTTAGCATTTTAAAATTTGTTAGTTTGACTATTTGACATTATGCGCCATCTTTCTTTTTGTTTTTGCTTTGACTCAATATTTTTATTTAAGTAAGTGTTGACACAGATTAATATAT